GCTGAGTAATTTGTCGAAGTAATGGATTTTTATTTACCTTTGTTGCTTCAATAATGCCGAATGAACCCCGGCTTCAAACCTACAGAACCATGATCGAAATTCTCAGTTCTTCATATCGCCAACAATTAACCAACGGTCTGTCTGTAGGCAGGGTTCAACCGTTGGTTTTTTTGTTGGCTAATACTGATCGTCATGGCTAAAAGATTCATTGACACAGGTATGTTTGATGATCCTTGGTTCATGGATTTATCCAAAGATGCTAAGATTACGTGGGTTTATATTATAACTAAATGTGACCATGCAGGTATTATTGAGATAAATGAAAGATTGTTTAAATTACAAACAGGAATTAACTCTTGGTCAACTGTTCGTAAAGAATTAGATAATAGGATTTATAATCTCAGGGATATGTATTTTTTTATTCCTAAATTTATTCAGTTTCAATATCCTGATTTTCCGAAGAGTAACGTGAATCAACAATCAGGTGCAATAAAAAGACTTATTGAATTTGGACTTTTCAAAGATGGTCAACTTATTGATATTCAATGTTTGAACAGTTCATCAACTCTTAATGAAGTCTTGACCAAGACTTATGGTAATGTAAATGGTAATGATAGTATAGGTAATGGAAGTGGTAAGGTTATTACTTGGAGAGATAGTTTTGAAATTTATTTGGAAGAATGTAAACAAGCATATCGGAAATACTACAACGATGAACAGTTTATACTAACTCAATCAAAACTTAACCCAAACGTTAATGTAAAACTTTCAATAACAAAAGGGTTTGAAAACTTTTGGGGTATAGAGGCAGGTTGGAAGAACAAAAAGAAATCACGGACAAATGAAATAGATTGGAGGCAGACAATAGTTAATTCTATTGACATAAATAAGGTTTATTATACCAAACAGGAACTTGAATCTACTGTGGGTGTTCAAAAACAAAAAATGACCTACTAATGGTAATCATCGACATAAAATCCAAGGAGAAGTTTGAGATTGAACCTAAAAAGTCCGGTCAGAATTACACCACTTGTCCGGCTTGTTCTGCTGAAAGGAAGCATAAAAATGCAAAGTCATTTTCGTGGAACAATAACGAAGGTGTTGGTTATTGTCATAATTGCGATAGAACATTTGGAGTTATGAGAGAAGAAATTAAACCCGTTGAATATAAGTTCCCTGCACCGATAATAGAGGCAAAGGCATACAGTCATGCTATGGCTGCTTATTTTATGAATCGGGGATTGTTTGAATCAACAATGAAGCGGTTTAAAATATCGGAAGGTGAGCATTACTTTCCTCAGATTGAAAAGAAGCGAAATGCAATCATGTTTCCGTATTACCGTGATGGGAAACTGATAAACGTGAAATACCGTGATGGCAAAAAGAATTTCAGTTTAACATCCGGTGCAGAGTTGATTTTATTCAATCTTGATTCCATTCAGAAAAATACCACAGTTATCATTACCGAGGGAGAATTTGACTGCATGGCAATTGAGCAGGTTGGTTTTAGTTATGTTGTATCAGTGCCGAATGGAGCCAGTAAGTCGTTGAACAATCTTAAATATCTTGATAACTGCATTGACTATTTTGAGAACATTGACCGGATTATTATTGCCACAGATAAGGATGATCCTGGAGTAAACCTTCGCACACAGCTTGCGGCAAGGTTAGGTGTTGATCGCTGTTACAAGGTTGAGTTTGGAGATTGTAAAGATGCTAATGAGGTACTTATTAAGCATGGTTCTGACAAGTTGAAAGAAATCATAAACTCAGCAGCACCTTTCCCGATTGACGGTGCATTCACTGTAATTGACATTGAAGAAGAACTGAATAATCTTTTTGTCAATGGGTTGAAGAAAGGATTTACGATTGGTATGCCTGACTTTGACAAACTGATAAGTTTTGAGTTTGGTCGTTTGTACACAGTCACAGGGATTCCTTCACACGGAAAAAGCAAGTTTGTTGATTTCATAATTTCGAGATTGAACTTGATGTATAAAATGAAAGCCGCTTTCTTTAGTCCTGAGACATTCCCGATTGAATTGCATACTGCCGCAATTTCAGAACTACTTACAGGTAGAAAGTTCGGACAGAATACCATGACAAATGATGAATATTATCAAGCCAAAAAGCATATCAACGAACAGTTTTATTGGATAATGCCGGAAGATAGTTTTACTCTTGACAATATTCTGAGTAAGGCACGGCAATTGGTTTTGAGAAAAGGCGTTCAGATATTGGTAATTGACCCATATAACAAACTTGAACATCAAACAAGTCCCGGTGAAAATGAGACACAGTACATCAGTAGGTTCCTTGATACATTGGTTAACTTCGCTCACAAGAATAACATAATCTTATTCTTGGTTGCTCACCCAAAAAAGATGCAGAAGAACAACGGTGTTTATGAAATGCCAACTCTTTATGACATAAACGGATCTGCAAACTTCTTCAATAAAACAGATTTCGGGATTACAGTTTACAGGGATTTTGAGAACCAATACATCACAACGCACGTCAATAAGGTTAAGTTTAAACACCTTGGAGAAGTAGGGAATTGTGAATGGAAGTATAATGTTGATAACAATAGATTTAGTGAGTTTTCATTTCCCAATGGCACAGTAATTCACGACAATGTAAATTGGCTTGAAGATGGATTTCTTTCACCGGAATTAGTGAATAAAAGTATGCCAATATCAACTCAGTTTCCTGTAAAACCAAACAAATCAGATGATACGCCATTTTAAAAACCATGAAAGCTAAAAAAACACTGTACAATGGTTACGAATTTAGGTCAAAATTAGAGGCCAAGTGGGCTGTATTTTTTGATCTTTGCGGTATAAGATATGATTACGAGCCTGAAGCATTTATTTGCAATGATGGTTCACAATATACACCCGATTTCTTTTTACCAGATGTTTATCTTAGGTACAAAACGAATAAAGGTGTTTATATTGAAATAAAGCCAGAGTATTTTAATGACAATGAATATTGCAATAGAGTATCATCTTCAGTAAATTCTTTAATATTATTGGTAGGTGATCCTGTATATTCTACTGACATGACAAATTACCCAAACCTTGAATTGGCTCCACATTATGATGATTACATGATATTAATGTTTTGCGATCATTGCGGGTTATACAAATTTGACTATTTTGAAGGAAGTTATTATTACTGCCCTTTATGTGACAATGTGTTGATAGATGGTGGAATGTACAACAGCCCAATTAAAGCAAACGCATTACAAGCAAGGAAGCATAGATTTGAATATGTTAAACTTGACAAACAACCATAACCCCTCACCCAAAAACTGAACCAATGAACCAAAAACTCACCGACATACCTAACAGATGGGTATTAAACGAACTTCGTGATCAGCGAAATAAGTTGAGAATGTTAAAGGAAGCAACTCAGTGGACTAAGTTAGAAGCCTATCAACGGATGTTAAAAATGCGTGAAGAGATAGTTCAGGTTTGTGAGAGGTACGCTAAAATGATAGATAAATGACAGCCGAGGACAAACTTCAAGAATTAGCAGTAGCCTGGTTCGATTCAAAATACCCTGAGTTGAAGTTGAATTTATATCACTGCCCCAATGGAGGATCAAGGAATGCGATTGAGGGAGCAAAGTTCAAACGCATGGGAGTCCGTGCCGGTGTTGCTGATCTGATTCTAAACATCCCCCGTCACGGATACGGTTCTCTCTGTTTGGAAGCTAAAGTTCGCAAAGGTGACATTTACAGGATTGGCAACAAGAACATCATGGTCAAGAAGAACGGTATCCAAAGTCCTGCACAACACGAATGGGAACTGGCGGCTATGTCGGCAGGAAACAAGTACGTTTTGTTCTGGAATGTAAATGACTTCATTCGTGAAATTGAAGCGTACCTGAAATAAAAACAGCCAAACAGTTGACAAGCATTAGACCTATGTGATACTTTTGCAATGATAATCGACCCGCACAAGGACAGGCGGGAAACAGCAGTAAAGCATTTTTAATTAACCCGAATAGTAACTTAAAAAACAAAGCAATGCCAAAATTTAGAAAAAAACCAGTTATCATTGAGGCTGTTCAATGGAACGCAAAGGCAAAAAATTTCGATGAAGTGATGAACTTTATGCAAGATTTTCACGGAAGTAAAATTAATTATGAAAATGCAGAAGAACTCGCCTACAAAAGCAAAGAACTCCACATAAGAACATTAGAGGGTGTGATGACTGCATCAAACCTTGATTGGATTATTAAAGGCGTAAGCGGAGAATTTTACCCGTGCAAGCCTGATATATTTAGCAAAACATACGAGCCAGCAGATTAACCACCGGTGCAAATTTACCCCTGTCGCTTCAAATTAAGCCCGTAGGAGAACGATCTATAATAAACCAATATCACATACCAACGAGGCGCAATATGACCGCACAAGTCCACATATTCAGGGTAGATTTAGTTAACGGTGAAAAGATCGGTTACTTTACAACAAGCGTTCACGTTAACCGGAATCAGGTTAAGCAGTTCAAAAAGGATGTATCTGCACTGTTTTCTGTTGTATTGAAGCGGTCAA